AAACTCTACTCTAAAATTAGAAGATGGATTGTTAAAAATAGAAAATGAACTTCAAAAGTTGTTCAAAGATCAGTTGGAATCTGATTTTGAGGTTAAAAATATAAAAGAACGTATTTCCGAGGCTAAAAAGAAAGAAGGTACATGCCCAACATGCAAAAGAAAGTATGAAAATGATGATATTTGCATAGATATTAATGATTTAAGCGAAAAATTATCAACAAATTTAGACAAAAACGAAAAAATAAACAAAAAAATTTCTACGTTTGCTGATAAAAAGCGTACATTAAAGACTGCAATATCTTCTAATAAGTTTGAAGTTGAAAATTTAAATAAAGAAATTCAACAACTACTAGTAGATTCAAAAGAAATTTATCATTTAAAGGATAAAAATGACGAATTACTTAAAGATATAGAAGAAATTAAAAATTCTAAAGATAATGTGGATGATCTCATAGAAAATGTTAAAAAGGAAATAAAAGAAAGTGAAGATAAAATACAAAAACTTCAAAAACAACTTTTAATTTTAGAAACTGCTAAATTTGTAGTTTCTGAAGAGGGTGTGAAGTCATATATTGTTAAAAAAATGCTTTCTGTGTTGAATTCTCAACTTAATTTTTATTTAAAAACACTAAATGCTCCATGTACTTGTGAATTTAATGAATTATTTGAAGAAACTATATACAACTCTAACGGAAAGGAATGTTCATATTTTAATTTTAGTGGTGGAGAAAGAAAACGTATAGATATTGCAATATTATTCATGTTTCAAGACATATTAAAACTTCAGACTGGTGTTTCTTTTAATATTAGTATGTACGATGAGTTATTTGATTCTGCTTTAGATGAATCTGGAGTTTTTAATGTTATGGATGTTTTAAAAGATAGAGTTGAAAAGACTCAAGAAACTATATACATAATTTCACATAATAAAACCGCTTCGTCTATGACATTCACAAATACAATTTTATTAGAAAAGAAAAACGGAACTACGTTTATAGTTACTTGATTTTTATTTAAATGTTTGTTAGTATATTATAAAATTATATGATAAAGATTAAAAATCCTTCTGCTATTGAATCCAAGACAGAAGTTCCTATTAGTGAAAATATTGTCTATCAATATAAAGCACTTTCTTCGGGAATTCCAAATCCTCCACATGGAATTCCAGCAGGAATTCCAAAATATGCTTATGTGGAAAATGTAGTTGTAAGTGTTCCTAAGCAAAAACCTGTTCAAATGCCAGAAGAAAATCTTCCGAGAAGTATAAACTACTATGCTGATTATGGTGGATGTGGATTTTGGAGAATGATATGGCCAGAATTTTGTTTAAATTCATATAATAAATCGGTTATTAGCGGATTGACTTGCATGGTATTGGATCTTAGGTTTTATCAAAACATTAAAGCAATACGAATGCAAAGACAAGCAACAACTGCACAAGCAGCATTTGTAATGGAATTGCATAAAGCAAAATCACAATTTGGTTATAGACTAATTTATGAAGTCGATGATATCGTCTTCAAAGACGATATTCCTGATTATAACAGATGTAAAGAAGCGTTTGTGGAACAAACTATTGTAGATAATATTTTAAATATTATGGGGATTGTTGATGAGATTACTGTTACTTGTCCTTATATGAAAGAATATTATATAAACAAGACTGGAAACAAAAATATTACAGTAATTCCGAATTATGCACCTAAGTTTTGGCTTGATAGGTATTATCACAAAGATCGTATAGAAAAATTATATGATAAAAATAAAAAACGTCCTAGAATTTTATATGCAGGATCAGGAACACATGTAGATGTTACCAATAAAACTGGTATGCAAGATGACTTCTCGCATGTTGTAGATGAAATTATAAAGGCTAGAAAGAAATTTAAATTTGTTTGGAAGGGTTGTTATCCTTTAGCAATCAAACCATTCATTGAAAATGGAGAAATGGAGTATGTTGATTGGTCACCTCTATTAGATCTTCCTAAGAGTTTATATGATACAGGATGTAATGCGGTGTTTGCTCCTATTTTGGACAATGTTTTTAATAAATCTAAGAGCAACATTAAAATGATAGAAGCAGGTGCGTTTGGAATGCCAGGTGCATATCAAAATCTATGCACTTATAGTGATGCAAAAATTAAATTCGATAATGGAAAGGATTTAATTTCTCAGTTGGAATATATCACGTCTGATGTGAGTCGATATATGAAATTATCTCAAGAAGCTAGAGAATTTACCGAAGGATTGTGGTTAGAAGATCATCTTGATGAATATCAAGCAATATATACAACAGCATGGGGATCTAAGGAAAGAAATGCACTTGCTCCTAATCTTATAAAATTAAATCCCGATCAAAAGGCATAAAATACTTGCTTTTATCTGAAATTTAAAATATATTGGGTATATGGCATGGAGAAACATATACTATGATGGTAAAGATCAGTTAATTCATCTTTGGACTTGGGATGAATATGGTAATCGTATAAAGATAGAAACTAGTTACGAGCCATATTTATATATAGAATCTACTCAAGGAACTAATGCTGTATCTGTTTTTGATACTCCTTTAAAGAAGATAACATTTAAGAATCAGTTTGAAAGGAGCAAATATGTAAATGACACTCCGATTAAACGATTGTTTCATAATATTTCTTGTGAACAAGAATTTCTTCTAAGCACTTATAAAGATGAAATTGACAAGCCAACTTTTGGTGAGAATCCTTTAAAGATATATTTTTTTGATATCGAAACCTATTCTACAGGTGCCTTTCCTGTTCCTGAAAAGGCATTAGATCCTATTAATCTAATAACAATTTATAACACATTAGATAATACCTTTTATACTTGGGGAACTAAGAAATACACCGCTAAAGAAGATAATATAAAATATTTTTATTGTTCTAATGAGATTGAATTGATTCAACGATTTCTTTCCTTTTGGGAAAAGGAACCTCCAGATATGTTAGTTGGTTGGAATTCTAGTGGATTTGATATTCCTTACATCATGACTAGATTTATAAATCTTCTTGGAGAAGAAGATGCTGCTAGATTGTCTCCCGTTAATAAGATATACTATAGAGAAAATGTAGGAACTGATAAGTTTGGAAAACAAATTAATCGGTGGTATATAAGAGGTCTTAGTTGTATTGATTATATGGAAGCATATAAGACATTTGCTAGAAATGATAGAGAATCTTATTCGTTGGGTTATATTGGACAGTATGAGCTTGGCGAAACTAAAGTTAATATTGGAGCAACGAATTTATCTACATTATCAGATACTGATTGGAATAAATTTGTTGATTATAATATACAAGACGTAAGACTTCTTGTAAAACTTGATAAGAAGTTGAAGTATCTAAATTTGATTAGAAATGTTTCATACAAGGGATTTATTCAATTTGAACAATCAATGGGAAAGGTATCTCTTATTACTGGAGCAATTGCCCATCAAGGATTGATGGATAATTTGATAATGCCAACCTTTAAGACGGATGATATTGTTTCTGAGTATGTTGGTGGGTATGTACATGATCCAGAAAGAGGATTAAGCAAATCCGTAGTTAGTTATGATGCAAATAGTCTATATCCAAACACTATCATATCTTTAAATGTCTCTCCAGAGACTAAAATAGGAAGAATAATAAACGTACAAGATAAAAATTATACATTGAAACTTTCCAATGGAAAAACCGTTATTTTAGAAGAGGAGAAATTTCAAAAACTATTGAAAAAGGAACAGATATCTTTGTCGAAGTATGATGTGTTATATACACAAAAATTTAAAGGTGTTGTTCCTAAATTCATTGATCGTTTATATTCGGAGCGTGTTAATGCAAAGAACAAAATGATCTCTCTTAAAAAGGATATTAAGAAACATAAGGATCCTAGTGAAGTTTCAAAACTTGAAGAAAAGATTTTAGATTTAGATACTATTCAAAATGTTTATAAACTTATTTTAAATAGTATATATGGTGTTTTTGGTCAGAAATATTCTCCTCTTTATGATATTGATCATGCCGCTAGTATTACGCTAACTGGACAATCTGTTGTTAAACAAGCATCTGAAATTGTATATGATTATGCTATAAAAAAGGGATTAAATTGCGAAAAAAAGGACATATACATATACGGAGATACTGATAGTGCTTATTTTTCCGTACAACCAATATTGGATTATTTAAACGTAAAGCTGGTAGACAATAATCATATAACAAAAGAAGCTAGAGAAGTCATTAAAGACATTGGTGATTTTTTGAATAAAGAAATTATTAATTGGGCAAAGGATGAATTGAAATCTACCGATCCTCGATTTGTCTTTAAACAAGAAGCTATATGTGATGTTGCTGTTTTTATGGAAAAGAAGAGATATATAATGCATGTTCTAGAATTAGAAGGTGTTTCTCCTAAAGATCCATTTAAATATGTGGGTGTTGAGGTTGTTAGATCTTCTTTTTCAGATCCTACAAAGGATTTAATTAGAAATGTTATTGAATCTGCAATTTTATCTCAAGATAAAGAATCGTCTAATAAAATTTTAAAATCTGCATATCAATCATTTTGTAGTTTTCCTATAGCAGACGTTTCTTTTAGAAGTAAGATTTCAGATATAGAAAAACAAAAGAAGAAAATACGTAGTGATGGTAAAATTGGCTTAGGTACTCCTGTACATGCGAAAGGTGCTATTTATTTTAATAAAATGTTAGAACATTTTGAAATAACAAGTAAACATGAAGCTATTGGTAGTGGAATAAAAATAAAATGGTTTTATCCTGATAAAAATAAATTTAATTTTAATGCAATGGCATTCATAGATGTTTTTCCCAATGAATTAGTTCCAATATTTAATGTAAACTATTCCAAAATGTTTGATAAGAGTGTTATTCCTCCTGTACAACGTCTTTATGATTGTATAGGATGGGCAATGCCTCAAATAACATTAGAAACAACTACTGATTTATTTGATTTATTAGGAAATTAGTATATAATATCAATATGCAATTAAAATTAATAAGCATTACGAATCCTGTTATAGAAGGAATATTGACACCAGAAGATTTGATTAGCTATATTGCTAGGGTTTCAAATCCTAATAATCAAATGAATACTGAGACAGCACCGCGATTGTTAAAGTATTTAATCGATCATAAACATTGGTCTCCTTTTGAACAAGTATCTCTGACATATGAAATTGTAACTTCTAGAGCAATTGCCGCACAAATATTGAGACATAGAAGTTTTTGTTTTCAAGAATTTAGTCAGAGATATAGTATTTCTACACAAATAGAACCCATTGTAATAAGAAAACAAGCAGAAAAGAATAGACAATCTAGTGAAGAACCGTTAGACATTTCAGAAGAAGATGCTACTGAAATAAGAGATCATATTCTTAATGGCATTTCTTTGTATAAAAAGCTAATTGATAATGGAGCAGCAAAAGAATGTGCTAGAATGATACTTCCCTTGTCTACACAAACAACTATTTATATGACTGGAAATCTTAGGAGTTGGATTCATTATGTAAATATTAGAACAGAAGAAGACACGCAACTAGAACATCGTGATATTGCATTAAATATTAAAAAAAGTCTTTCAGAGATATTCCCTAATACAAGTGAAGCATTAAATTGGAATAAACCAAAACATGAATGTAATAATTCTTGTTCTCATGAACATATAATGCACTTACACCAACCTTGACATTTCAAAAACTTATAGTAATATATTAAAGCAATATGAGCGAAACAACAAAAACACTAATAACATTCCTTGATACTGTTGGTAGAACAGTTATGGGAGTACAAAACACAGAAAAATCAAATGATGATATCCTAGCCATCACAAATCCGGTTGTTCTAAATGTAGAACAACAAGATCAAAGTGGTAGAATGTCTGTTAAATTTTTGCCTATTTTCTTTAGAGAATTTTTGGGAGATAAACAAGCAGATATTTGTTATTTTTATAAAAAAGCTAATATCACAGAATCTGACATTAGTGCTCTTGATTTCCGATTGAAGGCACAATATGATCAGATGTTTAATTCTAAAAATGTATTCGTCCCTCCTAGTGAAACACAAGCACCAGCAAATACAGAAAATTCTCCTATAATCAATCTATTTGACGAGTAGTAAAGATTTTTAACAAAAAAAGCAAAACCCCAAAAGTTATTTGACTTTTGGGGTTTTTTGCTTTACTATCATCTATATGGCTAAAAAGAAAAACGAAAACGAAAATGAAGAATCAATTTCTAGCGGAGACGTTAGAGATGCATTTAAAATCTTGGATGATTTAAATCCAGATGCACAGTTTTTAGATGAAAACACACTATCAACTGTTAAAGAATGGATTGACACTGGGTGCATGGCACTTAATGCAATTATTTCTGGATCTTTGTATGGTGGAATCCCAATGGGGAGAATTATAGGATTTGCGGGTCCACAAGCTTGTGGAAAAACTTTAATGGTAAACAAAATTATGGCAAATGCTCAAAAAAAAGGAATGCATGTTGTATATTTTGATACTGAAAATGCGTTGGACAAAGACACAGCAGAGTCATTAGGGTGTGATCCTTCTAAAATAAAACATTGTCCTATTGAAATTATTGAAGAGTGTAGAAATCAAATGGTAAGCTTTTTAAAATCTGTTGTTGAAAATAAATTACAAGGAAAAATCATGATTGCTATCGATTCTCTTGGTAATTTAATCTCTTCTAGAGAATCGAAGATAATAGCAGACGGAAAAGATTCGGCAGATATGGGTTCTAGAGCAGTTGCATTAAAGAGTATGCTTAGAGCAATTACTCACGCAGCAGCAAAGGCTAATTGTCCTATTATTTTTACTAATCATACATATGATAATCCCGGTGCATTGTATCCAACACTAGTTAAAAGCCAATCTGGAGGTTCTGGTCCTCTTTATATGTCATCTGTTCTTGTTCAAATGTCAACAAAACAAGAAAGAGTTGGTAAATCTGACAATAAAAACGCATCAGACGAAACCACTCCTCTTTCTAAGGATGTAAATGGTCTTACCATGAGGGCATTGACTACTAAAAATCGTTTTGTTCCCCCATTTTTGGAGTGTGAAATGTATTTAAATTTTAGAAGTGGTATTTCAAAGTACTCTGGTCTTCTTGAAATGGCAGAGGGTTATGGGATAATCCACAAACAAGGACATAGATATGCATTAGGAGAAGAAGTATTGGGATTTTATAAAGATTGGAAAGACGATGTGTCTGTTTGGGGTAAAATACTTCCTGGTTTAGAAGAAAAATTGCAAACCGAATTAAAATTCAAAAGAGAAGAATAATTTGTTTGCTATTACTAGAAAATAGTAATAACTTCTATTTAGATGGAAAAAACATTACCTTTAAATTTGGATTTATTTGAAAAAATGGTGATCTACAATGCTCTTGTAGATCCCATTTATCTTGAAAGTATCATAGAACATGCTCGACCTTCTTACTTTAAGAACAAAGACATTAAAACCGTCTTTGAAGTTTTAATTCAATATTATTCCTCTTATAATAAAGTACCAAATACAACAGAATTAAAGGTACATTTAATAGAACAAGAAAAACAACAAGCATTAAAGAATGTTGTTCATAGTTTTTCTGATATGGATAAGACATATGATAGGGATGTTCTATTAAAAAACACTGAAAAGTTTTTAAAAGAGAAAGCTGTTTTAAATACTGTCATAAAAACATCTGTAGATGTTCAATCTGGAGAAATCGATTCAGCAAAAATTTTAGAAGATTTTGAAAAGGCTTGTGGAATCTCTTTAGTTGAGAAAATGGGATTTGATTACTTAGAATCTACTGATGAGCATTGTAAAGAGCTTTTAAAGGTATCTAAAACGATTTCTACTGGTTGGAAATGGGTTGATGATAAGATTGGTGGTGGGTTTTTGGCTGAAGGTAGAGCTATTTATGTGTTTTATGGGGTTACAAACGTTGGAAAATCTATTTTTTTGGGTAATATTGCTTCTAACATTCTAAATCAAAATAAAACTGTAGTTTTAATTTCATTAGAAATGTCTGAACAAGTATATTCAAAGAGAATGAGTGCTAATCTGACACAGATATCAATGTCCAAT